CTCGCGCGTTCCAGACAGCAAGGAACCCAACATTACAGCGTCTGCACCAGCAGCAAGTGCTTTTACAATATCGCCAGAGTTGCGAATGCCTCCGTCTGCAATGATGGTAACGTCACGGTCTGTGCGAGAACAATCAAAGATCGTCTGTAGTCCGGGGTGTCCGTGTCCTGTCTGGATTCTGGTGGAACAGATAGAGCCGCCACCAATGTTGCAACGAACAGAATTGGCTCCCCAGTCTGCGAGGTCGTTGATTCCCTCAAGGGTTGCTACGTTACCAGCCATAATGTGGATTTGGGAACCCAGTTCATATCGAAGGTTCTTTAAGGCTTCTCGCATCTTGACATGGTGGCCATGAGCAACGTCAACGCAAACAAATGTTGCGCCTGCCTTTACGCCCTCTTCAGCACGATCAAGATAATCGTTATCAATGCCAACAGCGAATCCGATGTTGGCTACGCCAGCATTTTTGGCAGCCCGGATCATTTCGGTCTGCTCCTCGGTTGTGTTGTAACGGTGTAGAACGGCAGCACTACCGGCATGGTGCATTGCTTCTGCCATTGCCACCTCGGAAATGGTATCCATCGGTGAAGCAAAGATGGGTAGTGCTAGTTCTAGTCCGTTCCCCAGATCAGAAGAGATATCCACTTCAGATCGAGAGCGGATATCGGAGTATTGTGGTAAGAGTAGAACATCATCATAAGTTAGTGCTGTCTCCATTGTTAGTTCCTGTTGTTGTCGATAAACTTGCGAATACCCGTGGGGTGGAACCACATTTCTTTATGTGGCTTTTGTGGGTCTTCCATGAAGCGCACACGAGGACGCATACCCCCGGTGCGGACATAGCAAATTGAAGGCACGCCTTCAAATCCCCACTTTTTTTCCAATCCCTGACCATCTTCCATGTTGAATGCATAGAAGAGGATATCGTCGTATTCATCGGAAATGTCAACGAACTCGGGTTTGAGTGCGTGACATAGGTGACAATTGGAGCCATATAACTTGATTACGACTTCATGTTCGCCGTCAATCTTTCCACCAAGAATCTGGTCGAGGTTGCGACGGTTGATTCTGCTAACTGCCATTTTCTGTCCTCTCGATTAGTCGGTCGAGATACCAACGGGCCTTCTTGAGGTCTTCGAGAGGGTTTACCTTGTGCTGGTGTCTCGCAACATACTTTACCACATTGCCGGCATTGAAGTCAAGTTTCCAATCATCGATTGCATCAATTACTTCGATTTTTCCGGTGTTGTAGTGTGAGGGATGGTTGATTGCTTCGCGACGTGCTAGACCTTCAAGTCCCTTTAGGTTGTCGGAGAAGTCTTCATCGGCTGCTCCGTCCGAATCAAATAGGTCAATCATCTGTGTTGGTGTGGGCATCAATTACCTCCTGTACTTTGTTGATGCAATCTGGGCAAAATAGGGTTACCTGCGTTGGGTTTTCCCGTACAACTACTCGCCATGTGAGCGCATGTTCTTTGGATTTGGCATCGAATGCGGCGTTACATGCCGAACAGTTGTCCGGTCTGTGGCTGAAGGTGGAAATTTTTTGGGCGAGTTTTTCGTTACCCTTATTCTTCTTCTTGAGCCGCCGCCGCTGTGCTCTATTCATAGGATCTTCTCCTGATGGCTGTACATTAGGTGTAGTTTTGACTTGCTAATCCTGAAAGCGACTCCATGATCCTTGCACTTGCCCGTTTCCGGATCAAACCACGCTCTCACATCTACAACCAATGTGCCATTTTTGATAAGATTTCGCAAAGTGTCTGGTGACGGGTTGGAATAGAAGTTTGCCTCATCATAGTGGAACTTCTCGGACATGCCGCGACCTTCTGACTTTGCGGTAACAAGCACCATTTTAGAAAGCTTCTGCTCTTGGCGGAACACCAAGACAAGCAAAGGCCATTTGCCAAGAGTTTCGTTAGTTTTCTCGGAATGAAGATAGAGGGTTTCTCCATAAATTGGATCGTCACCAATCTTTAGGGTGAGACCTAGGTTGTTAACCTCTCCGAACTTTGCTGTGGAGTAAAGGTTAAAGCGCTCTTTATCCTTCTTCCATTCTCCAAGTCTCTTGATAAACGCTCTTGGCTTGCTATGCCAGATGGGTGCTTGCGAAAAGGCAGTAATCTTTGCACTAGAAGACTTATCTCTTTTTGTCTTCAACTCAATATCGCCAAAGTCGGCACCAGAACTATTGTTCTCGTCAAGTTCAAGTAGGGTTTCTAGCGTGTAGCCCACACCCGTGTTGCCTCTTCTAAGGGTTTTGACAGCACCGCGATCTCGAATGTCAATAAGCCTTGCCTTTAGTTCACTAAGGTAACTCATGGTCGCTCCATGCCTGTTATGCGTGGTCCGTCAAATGCGGACGGACGAAAAACCACCACTGCTGATGGGAATGGTGCGCTATTCGTCTCGTCACCAAACTTGATGCGTCCTCGAACAAAGCGAATCTCGTCTGCCTTCATCACGTACTCGTGCCAGTATGCAGTATCAGTGCGAGCAGGGATAAGCATAACAACCATCGTGTTTTCTTTAAGCCCCTCTTCGTATGACTTCTTGACCCAATCCTTTAGTCCGCGACCATAAGGTGGGTTGAGAAATACTCGATGACCAGACCAGTCCTGTGATAGGGAGTCGTCTGCCTGAGTGTAATACTTTGCAACCTTGTAGTTGTCGTCTGATGCAGCAGCATCGAGGGTAAATGGCCCATAGATGCTGTTTAGCTTGTCAAAGATAGACTGCGGAGTAGCCCACTCGTTTGACTTTGAACTAAACATGACTTCTCGTGTGCTCTTGTCCATCGATTACCAGCCCCTTGCGTTTGATACTTTCTCTACGTGCTTCCTTACTTCTTCCATGTCATAACGATAAGCACCGTTAACAAGTCGAATAAAAGGAATTAGTCTCTTCTTTCTCCACTCAGCAAGTGTTGATAGAGAACATGCGTAAAATGATGCTACCTCGGTTGAGGTCCATAGCTTCTTATTCTTATCGTTCATCTGTACTCCCTAGGGCTCCTTCGCCCCTGTTTGAAATTGTAATCGGCTGTCGGTAAAGGTCAGACTCAACAAGTAGTGGTCGGAAAGGGACAACCGGAATCATGACAAGCTGTGCAATCTTATCACCATAGTTGACAGTCTGTGACCGCTCACCAATGTTGTGAACATTGATAAAGACCTCTCCGTCGTAACCAGAGTCAATAACGTGTGCGCCCACAATTAGCTGACGCTTTGCTGCGACGCTGGAACGATTCATGACCTGAAGCATATAGCCATGCGGAACACCAAACTTCAGTCCAGTTTTGATTAGCATGGACTCTCCGGGCAGAATGATTACAGGCTCTTCGAGGTGAGCGTAAACATCCAGACCGGCGTCTGATGGGTTTGAACGGGTGGGGGGCTTGACATACATGTCAAGACGCTGATACTCAATAATCACTCTGCCTCCCCAGTTGCACCGGAAAGTGCTTTGTAGTTGTCATATACCTCGTCAATGTCAATCTTGCCCTTGAACAGACGGTAAGCCTTCACAGCCGCACGAATCTCGTCGGTGTTCAGCCAGCCCTGCTCGCGGTACTCGGTACGCAGTTCGCGCTTCTGCTCCTTGTAAGGCTCCATGGCCTCTTCGATTGCTACGAGTGAACGGATGTACTCCATGACGTAGCGCTTCTTCTCTTCGGTTGATGTAGACATGCTGTCCTCCTTGTTATGTTTGTAATGTAACTGGTCACGCTGCCGCTGTCAAGCGCTCAGCGTCGTTTTTTTTAAGTCCGAACAGGGCGAGTTCCTTAGCCTTCGCCTCGATCATCACGTCGAGGTCGTAGCCGTAGTCATCGATGGGTCCGTTGACGTAATCTGAGTGGGCATGTGGACGAATCTTTGCGTCCTTCTTTTCTTCTGCTCTCGACTCAGAGTAGTGGACTACCGGCTTGATGTCTCCCCACGTCGAGATTGCGACCTCAAGCGCATCTCGCTCACTAAGACCGCCAGTGCAAAAACCGTGATGATGGTAATCAAAGACAATCGGAATACCAGTCCGTTCAAATAGACCTTCGTAGAGTTCAATAGTTGAGTAAAGCGATTCACGGTCATCATTCTCCACAGTTAGACGGGAAGTGATAGAATCTGGTAGTCGTTCAAAGTTCCTTACAAAAGTATCTAGTGCGACGGGCTTGTTTCCGTATGCTGCACCGACATGAATGTTGATCTTTGCGTAGTGGTTACGAGGCAGACCAAGCATGTCAAAGAACTCGCCATGAATCTCCAAGTCTCTCAAGGTGTTCTGAAACACCTTCTCGTTTGGAGAAGCCAGCTTGTTGAATGGTCCGGGGTGAGAAGTAAGACGAATACCGTGTTCCCGTGCATAGTTGCCTGCCTTCTCACAAGCCTCGAAGATTGCTTCATAGTCGGGCATGTCGTGTAGTTGGTACTCTGACGCCCAAGGGAAAACGTTGGAGGACAGACGAAAGAACTTGATCCCGTGCTCAACATTCCACTCAAGGATCTTCTGGAGATCGAGCACGTTTAGGAGAGACAAGGAGGACGCATACTCGATCCCCTTCTCTTCAAAAGTTCTCTTGATCATGGAGCGATTAGTGGTGATTCTATCATTCTTGTGTCCACCATAATCCTGCGGGTTTGACAACTGCATGTTGATACATGCATAGCCGTAGTTCTTGCTCATCTGTCCTCCAACGTTATAGATAATGTAACCGGTCAGGCGGCTGCTGTCAAGGGGTTTTCTTCGTTGATTGTGCGGGGGTTGTCAGAGAAGTAAATCTTGTCAACACCTGTCAGAGGGCCAAACTCTTCCTGAAGGAACGTGCGGAAGTGGGTTTCACCATGAATACGACGCTCGGTTGTTCCCCAAGCATCAATCTCGCGTAGAACATCCATTTTGTTTACCACGAGGCGGTTAACGCCGTTCATGGCAATAGCCTGCCGGATCTCCTTTACATTTAGCCAGTTGCACTGCCTGACGCGCCCTGTGGTGGCTCCAAATTCTTGTCCGACCTGCTGGATACGGTCAAAAATATCGTCGTCTGGCTGGAACTTACGCTTGCCTACATAAGTCTCGTAAGCCTTGATAATGCCCCAGACGTTACGGATAGAGCGTGGGCTGATTCCATTCTGGATTGCAGCGGCTGTGCCAGTGTGAGAGGAAGTGACATAGGGATAGTCGCCCCAATCTGGGTCTAGCCAGAAGCCCTGTGCTCCTTCCATAAGGATTACAGTGTCTCCAGAAAGTTCCTCATAAATATCAACAATGAAAGAATGGAGTTCGGGAATCTCACCAGCACGTACCCCACGGCGAGCATACTTATCCCGGTAAGCGGGGCCATTTCCCGTCTTAGTGGTTCCAATTCGTTCATCTGTTCCGTCCTGAGCCTTATGCAGAGTCGTGATGATATGCGCGTTCTTTGCAATCTTTAGATTGTCTCGAACATTGATGCCGTGAGACTCAAGGTACTCTATTTCTTCAAAGAGTTTGACTGGATCGACCACGCAACCGTTACCAATAACGGATGTAACACCAAAGAACACACCAGCAGGAATGTGATGGGTAACCAGCTTAACTCCGTTATGATAGATTGTGTGTCCAGCGTTGCAGCCTCCGTTAAATCGCACACAATGTGTGTATTCTCCACTCTTAAGTAGGTGGTGGGTAACCTTTCCCTTACCTTCGTCTCCGTGCTGGAGACCAATAACAATATCAGTAATCAAGAGCCCTCCTTGTTTGGCTTATACCAGTATCGTAACACGGGGAGCGAAGAAATGCAACTAAAAAGAAGCATCCACTCTCCGTGGCAATTCATAAGATGTTCCATTCTGACCTCTAAATCTGGAAAATTTGCCTCAAAAAATTTTTGTACAATTGGTCTTTTCGTTCTTGAGTCTCGGCTTCAGAAATCAAATAATTGTAACTATTTTTCTCATTTGCTATCTCTCTCTCCAACTCTTTGATTCTCCCTTTCATCCAGCGTGTTTGTTGCTTGTAATTCTTGGGCATCTTTATGTTGAAGAGTTCTGAAATCTCTAGGAGTTTGAAATAGTTTCGGTCATCGATTGAGCGGCGAGCCTCCTTGAACATATTTAATCTAACCTGTCGCTCGTCATCTGTCAAGTGCTGTAGGCGATCAGGATGAAGGTGGAGGGCGATTTTTTTGAAGAGGTCTTTGAAGACCTTGTGCATCTCTTCTTCATCGCGTGCATCTTTTGGAACTTCTGGTGGGGGCTCATTTACATACTGCCCAGAAGACAAGGACATTTCTGCATGGGCTTGCTCTTCTCCCATTGATTCATCTTTTATTGCTTTGTTTTTTAGTTTGGCCTCTCTTGCATCTCTCTTGGCAATGAGAGCAGAGAGATCTATGTTGTGCTTTGCACAATATTCTCTCAATTCGTTTCCAAACTGCCCATTCTGGGTCGAACATATTTCTTTTACTATCTCTAACTCTTCGTGCTTGAATTTAATCTCATTCAAGGCTCTCTTCCATCTTAATAAATCTGTCGCTCTCATGCAAAACCCCCCCACCTTAAATAGATGGGAGGTTCGTACTAAGCCTTGCCCTGACCTCGGTAGCGCTTCTTGTAACCCTTGTTACCGCCATTTGGTCCCGGCTGCTTGCGCTTTGTTAGTGGGCTCTTCCCAATACTAGTCTTTTTCTTGGGTGCCTTGTTGTGTGTCTTCTTCTGTGCCATGCTTTACCTCCTTGATGTTAGCCTAGCAATCTAAAGTTTCTGTATACGGACCTTGTGGAGAAGCCCCACTTCGGATCGTACTGTAGTCTGGACATATAGGGACGATTGATGTGAATCCTGTCCTTCTTGGGATCCACTCCCCAGCATCTAATCCTCTCTGTCTCGTTGTTGGAATCAATCACTTCCAAAATCCAATACTCTTTACCCTTCTTTGTCTTCTTCGGTGTAACCTTACGTGGAATAAACCAGCAAAGTTGTAGTTCTTCGTCAAACTCAGAGATAGGTGGAATGAACTTCTCGTTCAACTTCTCGATAGTCTCAACACTAATAACCAAGTTCATGGGGAACACGCCAGTCAAGTCAGTCTTGAACTGGATAATCTCTTCCTCGGAGAAGTCGCCTTCCTGTCTGTAGAGATCGATGTTGTCGTGGAACTTCTTCTTGGTCTTCGGACGATCAACCACTGCTGCACACCAGAAGTGCTTGCGACCAGTAAAGCGATCATCGATAAGAGAATCCATTGCACCTGCTCGGCATAGAGCGTCAAGAGCCTTCTTGTTTAGTTTAGCATACTTTACCTCTTCTCGGAACAAGAAATCCTCAATATCTGTGAATGGACGGTTATTGAGTACCTGCTCCATCGCAGACTCACCAAAGCCCTTGATACTTGTGAGAGGCTGAATAAGGGTCTTGCCATCCTGACCAATCTCCCAAGTACGACCAGAGGTGTTCACATCCACAGCCGCAATCTTGTAGCCAAGAGACTTGGCCATGTTGATTGCGTTCTCCTTCTTGCTCTCGGGCTCCTTGTCAAGGAAAGCAGCAAGCCACTCTGCCTCGAAGTAAGTTAGGAGCCAAGCGCACTGATAAGAAATGATAGAGTAGGAAACAGCGTGGGATTTGTTGAAGCCATAGCCAGAGAAGTACTCAAACTTCTCCCATAGACCCTGTGCTTCAGACCTAGCGATGCCCTTCTCCACACAGCCATCAATGAACTTCTTGTGGATTGCATCCTTTACCTCGAAACCCTTTCCAGTTCCCTTTTTAGTTAGGAGCTTACGAAGCAAGTTACCTTCGTCAAGAGTTAGATCCTTGCCAAGAGCATTGGCAATCTTAGCGATTTGTTCCTGAAAGATCAAGAAACCAAATGTTTCTTCGGTGATCTCCTGTACCTCTGGTGTGAGATACTTGATGTACTGAGGGCTTTCCTTCGCATCAATGTAGTCCTCGTGAACATTTGCAGACAGAGGACCGGGACGGTAAATAGAAGTAATAGCGGAAACATCAATAATGTTGTTTGGTTTTACTCGTTCTGCGAAGTTCTGAGCACCAGACTCGGTGAACTGGAAAGTGCCCACGAAGTTGCCCTTGTGGAAAACATTTTCATAGACTCTCGCGTCATCAAGGTTGATAACATCAGGATGCAGGTTCTTGTCGTAGAAGTCCTTGACCTGCTTGAATGTTGGCTCTGCAATGCCGTGGTGACGCTTGAGAATCAACTCAATAGCAGTCTCCATCATAGCAAGGGTCGAGAGCCCAAGAAGATCGAACTTGATGAAACCCATAGGCTCAAGGTGACGGACGTTCTGTCCCTCGGACCAAGGAGTCTGACGAACACCCTTGGAGTTGATAAGGGGCATGTTCTTGTCTAGATCTTCGGCAATCACAACACCACCAGCATGACGGGATGCAGAGCGAACCTGTCCAACAAGTGACTTGACGTGTGTCTTAACATGGGGATACTTGCTCAAGAATCCCTTGAGAGAATCAGAGAACTCAAGAACCTCCTGCCAAGTTGGATTGTAAAGTCCAGCCTTGATACCATGCTTGGCCTTGGCAAGCGGAGTGGCTTCCTTGATCATGGCGTTGGTAACCAAGTTGACCTCACCAAATTCAATACCATACAGCTTGGAAATGTCCTTGATAAGAGACTTTAGCTGAAGAGTGTTCCAGTTTGAGATTGGAGCAACACATTCTTCTCCCCACAACTCAATCAACTTGTCCTTCAGTTCCATCGGGCGGCTGATATCATAGTCGATATCTGGGTAGTCCTTGGCATCAGAGCGCAAGAAGCGAGAGAATAGGAGGTCGTACTTGATTGGGTCAACCTGTGTGATTCCAAGAGCATAGGCAACAAGTGAACCAGCAGCAGAACCACGACCGGGACCTGCAAGCATCATTGTGTCTGTAACGTCTACGATTGCCTTCATGGTCAGGAAGTACTTTGAGAAGCCTCGGTCGTCAATGACGTGAAGTTCTTCCTTTAGTCTCGCAAGGTACTGCTTGTTGTCAGCAAGACCCAACTTACGCAGACCTTCAAGCGAGAAGTTGATTAGCGCCTCGGTCGCGGTGTGCCCAGCAGGAACAACGAATGAAGGAAGGCGAACAGTGTTGTCTGGAAGAAAGTTCTCAATGCGATCGAACGCAATGCGGTGGGTCTCTTCAATAGAACGCAACACAAGGTCATCATCATATTCAGCGCCACAATCGGCTGAATACTTCTTATATGATTCCCACATCTCATCGCCGTTCTTTGGGTAGAGTTCGTAGCCAATCTCGTCAACAGAGACAGGTAGGTCGCTCTCGGTGTCTGCCCACTGCGGGCGACCCTTACCAAGCCAGCCAAGACGCTTGTATAGTTCGCGGTCCTTCCAAGCATCGCGGTTCGGGTAGTGCGAGTCTGCGGTCGAGATAACCTTTACGCCAAACTCATCACAAACCTGAATCACAAACTTGTTTAGTTCGTGCTGCTCTGGAACATTGTTCCACTGAATCTCGCCGTGCCAGCGATCACCAAAGATGTCCACCATCTGGCGGGTTGTCTCTCGCATGGCCTCAAGGACTGCTTCTGGTCCTTCCTCGCGATTCTCCCAGTAGTTACCAGCATAGACGCCACCAAGGCAAGCGGAGGAAGCAATAATGCCCTCGCTGTGATCCTTGAGCATCTTGTAGTCCATTCGAGGATAACGATAGAAGTTCTCGTCCTTGTAACTCTCGGACACAAGTTTGAAGAGGTTGTTTAGACCCTTCTGGTTCTGGGCAAGAAGAACGAGATGGCGGCGGCGGCGTAGAATGTTGCTGCTCTTGCCCTTGCTCGCTCCTTCGTCCTCAACAGAAGCAGCAGAAGCATCATCCTTCTTTGCCTCTCGTGCCTTCTTCTTGTCCTTCATAGCCTGATCGTATTCATCCTTCCATTCATCAATAGATGGGATGAAGTAAGCCTCGCAACCAAAGATAGGCTTGAAGTCCTTGCCCTCTGCCTTCATCTTCTTTGCGTGTAGCACCTGATAAGACAGACCATTCATATTGCCGTGGTCAGTCAGTGCAAGCGCATCAGACCCGTTGGAGTAAGCGAACTCCATATGGTCCTGTGGGAAGCCCAGTCCATCGAAGATAGACCCGGCTACGCTGTGGGCGTGTAGCCCGACAAACTTGATTTTGCTCTGTGTTCTCTGCATCACTATCTCTCCTTACCTCTGTAATCTAACGGGTGATCGCCCTGCTGTCAAGGGCGAAAACGAAGAATAAATAGTTGCTGAAATGGGCTTATGTCTCCGAAATAATCGTTGCATTATTTTTCCACCACCAGCACATTTCCCCATCGGCAAAAACCTGTATAAGTGGTGCCTCAACACACACAACAACCCCAATAGTTTGTGCTTTATTGTGTGCTCTTACCAAGTCACCGACTTTCATTATGCCTCCGATAGTAGAGTTAGTTTATGGGCTAGAAGCGTGTGTAGTTGCCCTTCGATCATTACCTCTACAACATAGCCCACCATAAATTTTCTTTTTTGTTCTCCGACTATGACGCCGATCTTTTTGTCGGAGGTCATAACCAGATCACCGACTTTCATTATGCCTCCTCGCTGCTGGCTTCTCAAACCAAACATTACATTTTAGGCAGCCCGGCTGTGGATAGAACCCACCTACATAGCGATAGAAGGTCTTGGAATTACATTTTGGACAAGAATGGTAATGGCTCATTATGCCTCCGATAGTAGTCTGAGATCTTCATAAAAGAACTCGTGACGATAGTTTAACTGATAAAGTAAGACCCAGTAAGTTGAATCACCAGTCTTTTGGTTCTCGTATAGTTCAAGAATAATGCCTTTTTCCCACAAAATGTTGTCTTCTATCGAGAGGCACTCAACCAGATCACCGACTTTCATTATGCCTCCGAAACTACTACCAACACAGACTCTCCAAAAAATCTTGGCTTATTCCACCCGCGCATAGCAACAATCCCGTCCTCTTTAAGCCACTTGACTCTGTGTCTTTGTCTGAAATTGCGATTTGAGATTCCCACATTAAACGTAGACTGAACAATAAAGCCAAGTAATTCTGGGTAATGATAGTGACTCACCAGATCACCGACTTTCATTATGCCTCCGATAGTAGTTTGAGAGAATGGATAGAATGGTTCCTCTCAGAGTTTAGATAAAACCAGAAAACTCGCCTGTAATTTACTGAATTGCCTTCATAATCGTCTTTGACGATAACTCCAATTTTTCTTGGATTTGCGTGGGGCGAGTTTCGGATTACCAGATCACCGACTTTCATTCCTCGTCCTCCTTCTCTTCTATTCCAGACAAAAGCCTTTCTACTCGTTCTCTTGGCTCTGTTTTTGTAATCTTTTTTCTAAATCTCGAAGAGAAGAGAACACGACTATCGCACCTACCGAGAGGCTTTGTGATTGATAGGATCCCTACTCCAAGTTGGATCGAGATCTTATCAAGATCTATCTCTTTTAGGAATGCGTGAATAGGATCGTGGTTCTCTGTAAAGAGTTGATCGTCAATTCTTGCGAAGAGATAATCAAGCATTTTGCGTTTAGTTTCTGGCTTATCAAGCGCAAGAAGTTTATCTAGGTCGATCATTCCTCGTCCTCCTTGTTATCAAATAATCCACAATCACAAGCGTGCCAATCTTTATGCCAAGAGCAATCTAGTGGATGTTCAGATAGCCCTTGATAAGAACTTTCCCTTTGAGGAATCCATTTGATTTTCCATTTGATCTTTGTTGGCGCAGTCATAGGTTGTGCTGTTGCCATTTGGTCTGCTGTTGGGATCCGTGCGTGATAAACACACTTATTGCACTCAACAAACCAGCCGACCTCTGGTGAGGTTATGGGTCGAATTGTCAGCACGCCCTCGTCGCACTTGTGGCACCTCATTCCTCGCCCTCCTCACATAATCTATTCAGTTGGTGCGGTTTCGTCAAGCGCCAGTTGGGCGATCCCACGACATTATCTGAGGCGAGGTAGGCTCTGTAGCCGTCCCAGTCTCGCAGATCATAGAACCAGTCGAGTTCCTCGCGGTAGCAGTCTTCCTCGCTCACCTTGTCAAAGATTGTTGACAGGCCGAAGTGACGGGCAGACCAGCGATCCTGTAGCGGAAGTTTCTTCAGGTCTTGCCATGTCTCACCTTCTTTCAACGCACCAAATTCCTTCGTTGTTAATTGGTTTACCCTGCGGCGGCACTGAATGAAATCTTCTCCGCGCATGGTGAAAGAAATAGGTAGATTGTCTTTGACCGTTTTGTCCTCGTGAGTAAAGAAAAAGTTCCGATTGGTATTGAAAAGTTTCTTTCTATGCTCTCGCAGTGTCCAAAAGTTCATCATTCCGTGCGGGAATGAAACAAAGTATTTCTTCGGGACAACCCACTTTGAAATACGATAGGATACCCACCACGCAGAATGCATACCAAAAAGCGCAGACCATCCGTAACTATCGCGCCTGTCTCTGTCTTTTGGCAGAATGGGGACATAGTAGATTGGAATGTGTGTTCTGCGCTGGACAATGTGGTTGTTGATGTAATTGTCCCAAAAGTAAACGGGATCATACACCCACTCTCCAATGTGCTTCTTTACAAGTGGTGCCAGATCATCGTTGGCAACAATCCAAATTGTAGAGCAACCTGCCAAGGCACACTCAAACACAGATTTCTGTATCAGGGTGAAGTCATTCTCGACTGGAAGCATAAATGAATCGTAAGGCAAACTAAAGTTGTCCTTAAAGTTTGCTAGTGGTATGATTCCTGCTAAGTGCTTGGCCATAAGTGCCTCAATATCCTTTTGTGGTTCTCGGCTATTCGCCCCAGATCTTTAACCAGATCCGCTTCCGCAATCTGCGGAACCATGATCGAGTCTCTCTCCAGCCAAACTGGAGGAGATGCAAGGAGTTTTGTACGATCAAGCGCTTGTGCCTTGAAACTCCTGTATCTCTGGGAGCCGTCTGCTTGTTTGCCATTTTTTGGTCCTCTCAGTCCTAAATCTTTCATCTTTTGAAGCGCTGTGAGGCGCACTAAGGTCTCCGAAAAATCAAAGTCGTCTATCTGATCGTCTGATAAAATTGAGAGTACACAGGCGTCTTTAATGAGCGTTTCACCATCAAGTCTCGGGCTGGGATAGAACCAGATTTCGTTGCAGAAATGGTCATCGCTCCCGATAAAGTCAAGGTGATGCTTGCCACCACGAATAAACGCGAATGTGTCGTAGACCAGATGGGTTCTCTGCCTATCTTCGGAGGATAGAAGGTTATAGGTGCCGTGCTCATCGAAGTAATGGCACACACCGAATTCTACTGTCCTTAATTTAGCATAATCTGAGAAGCCTGTCAACTCGTTTGTGTCAAGACGAAGTGAAGAACACATATTCGAGAACGGCACAAGACCCTTCAGTCCAAGAACAAAGAGTATATGTTCCCAGAGCGCTATCTTGTTTTGTCCTGTCGCCATCTCACCGTCAGGCGTTGCCCATAATTGCGAGTCGTTATGAAGACCCCAACTTGACAAGTCAACGTCTGGGGCGAAATGATCAAACTGGTGTGGCTTCTCTGGTTCTGTGAAAAACACAGGTATGCTGCGGCTTGCAGCAAAGAGGAGGGCACGGAGAGAAGAGCCAACTACGATCTCGTCGTAGTAAGGGTTCAACTATCCTCCTTCATCTCCTTGAGAACCTGCTTTGCAAGTCGTGAGATAAGGAACTTAGTGTTGTTCTGCATCTTTGCCTTGGTCTCAAGACCTTCTGCGAACTTGATGGGACGCTTGGACTTACCAACGCGGGTCATAAACTCGCCTTCCTTACCACCGAGGAACTCTCCAGTCTCGGTCTCATTGCCATAGCCCGGAAAGTCTGCCTCATTGGTGCCAATCAGAAATGACTGCTCGCCGCCGCGAGGAACAAATAGAACAGAATCCTGACAGAAGTGCTCACCCAAACCAGTGATTGTGTCTTTGAAGTTTGGGTCATCTTTGAGATTCACAACGAAAAAAGAGTCTTCCTTGACTTCCTTGGCCGCATCTGTGCCAAAATCTTCAACATAGGTGCCATCAACATCTGTAACACCATATCCCTTGTTAAGCAGAACAGCCTTTAGTTGTCGGTTACGCTCAAAGTTCTCCATAGTGTTGCTATGGTCAGGCATACACTTTGTTCTATCCTTGGTGTTGTCACGAAACGCTGTGAGAAATGCAGTGTCGTGATTAAGGATGTGCTCGTAAGTGCGGCTGATGGAACTCTCAGTTAAAAATTCCTTCCATTCGTTTATAATCTTATCCATTTTGTTCTCCCGCTGTAAGTAGTTATTCCTCGCTCTCTTCTTCACAAAATATGTCGAGGTAGGTATTGATTTGCTCCATGATTTCAAAAGCAAGCCTCTTGGCTTCTCTGAATTCACCCGGATCGTTCAAATCAAACTTTATTGTTGTGTGCTTTAGGTGCTTATTGTAGCGAGTTCTCTGTCCGCTTACAATAACAAACACATTGTCTTGTTTCATTTCTTATCCTTTCTTCGTCTCATAACGACGAGAGTTGTGGGGTTAAAATCAAAATCGCGGGCAACTTCCATCTTCAACTCATCACCGGTTTCCCAGCCAAGAGCCTCCAAGATGTGATCTGGCACGACAAACGCACTTGTGCCGTCTTCGTTTTTGATGATCTGAATTTTCATTCTTCGTTCTCCTTGACTGGAAGCATTCCTGCTGCGGTCATAGCCTCAATCGTCATAGGGAAGTCGCCCTGCTCTTCTACAAGTCGTAGCATTTCTGCTGCGACCTCACGAACCTCCAACTGGGCGTGTTCGTCATTTCGTAGTTTCTGGAAATGAGCGAAAGAGCGCCAATTGAACATAATGTCGCAAGTGATCTGAATGCCGTAGGGTAGGTAAAGGCGGGCGCTTTCCTTCGCACGCTTTCGTGAATAGCCCTTCTCTTCTAGGCGAGCAATGCACCTGTGATAGCGGTCGTAGGCGTCCTTGATAAAGGCTTCTAGTTCTGCCTGCTCTTCTTGTGGCCAATCAACGGGTAGGTGATACTTATCAACCTTGAACTCCTTGTAGCGTGCCGACTCTGCGTTGATGTTTACGCCGATTCGGTGCTTGAGTAGGTGGATGTGCGTAGCGATGTCGGTCGTTACGAGAAAATGAAGAGACGATTTCTCGAACGGTGTGTGATGCCCTTCGGTTGCTAGCATCATAAGCAATTTACCCATTCGGGCTCTCTTCTTTGGGCCTAACTGACGGCTGGTGCTAGTCCAAGCCGAGAGTGCGTGCGTTTCGTCACTCCCGTAGGTTCCCATCAACTCGACTTCGTTTTTCATTTGTTCTCCGTTATGTTTACAATATAACAGATTACAGTTCAGTCGTCAAGTTCTTCAAGCAAAGTTTTTATGTCTAGTCCTGCGCAGTCAATTTTCTTCTTATTGACGTGATAATGACTGACAAACCCTCGCTCTTTTCCGTAGGTCCAAGCCTGTTCGTAAACTGTAGAAGTTTTACCAAACTGATTTGTTGGAGTTTCTAGTGGAACATCACAAGCATTATGGATTGCTGACCATAGCGCCTTGAGGGCATCTATCTGAACTGGATAGAAGCCAAGGAATGGTTCACGCTTACTATTGTGTACCCAAGCATTCTCTATAATTGGTCTTTCGCCAAAACCCTTGCGAACATAGGTGCTCTGATACTTTGGGTAGTATGCGTTTGTGATCTCGACACCAACAGACTTGCGGTTTACATTACCTGCGTGCCAAGCAGCGTGCTGAAGATCGAGGGTCTGGTAGATTGTGCCGTCATTGTCAATCAAGAAGTGAACGGAGATACCGCGCTTATCCAAGACCTTCTGGCACTGTGTTGAAGATAGGCAAACATCCCAATGGTTGACGAACAATTTAACGTCGCGCTTTGGTCTGCCTGTGTAATCGTAGTAGGTGCCAGAGCGGGCGGCAAGACCGCCACGCTCGGACCATAGAACAAGTTTGTCCCACTTAATGGGGGTAAACTCGCCATTGTAAACAATGTAGTTTGAATAGGAAGGATTTTCAGGCTTGTGGTCATCAATGTTTTCCTGTCTCTCGACCCATAGACGGCGGAATGTGGATGGTCCACATAGTCCATCAGCCTTGAGGCCATATTGCTTCTGGAAACGCTTGATAGCACGCACCAGTTTGTCATCAAAATGCTTTTCACCAAACCAAGTTGGATCCCAACCTAGATTTGCAGCAGATGACTGGTTATAAAAATCCTTATCCATTCAAACAATTACTCCTATTACATAGTTCTCTAAAATCGTGTAATAAGTAGAATGCTCGATGCTTAATTCGTCTAACATCTTCTTATCTATGACAATTTTATCGCCTTTTTCGCATCGGAATGATACATCCTCTGCCACACCAAGGACTTCCACAATGATGTGGTTTTGCTCTGGTGCCTTGTAGTCATCAGGCAGCAGAATTCCTGTATCTGTCTTCTCCTGTGGTGGAGAATATTCAACAAGAATGTGACGATTAACTGGTCTTAACATTATTCACCTCTTCTTTGATTACTTTTTCGTGCATTTCGTATTCTCCAAAACCCATAAAGGTTGTGGTACGACTTCCACAAGTTTCACAAACCATGTCAAAATGTACATTTCGACCGGCGGTCGCCTGCCCTTCAGAGACAGGCTTCCATTTACAAATGACAAGGTTCTTGCTCTTACAATTCTGTAATCGCTCCTTCTCAGTCAGTAAGTGATTGAACTTCATAATACCTCCATCAGATTATACATGAATCACCATCACAGAACTTGGTTCCTTCACCACCCTCTTCAGTGCTAAAGCGCTGAACTGGGGTAATGTTCTTAATCATCTCTTCGTACTGCTCTCGGGTTATAGGCTCGTATGGAGCTTGAACATACCCAGTCTCTTCGTATCGTAGGAAGGAGACAGCCTTAAGTCTGGTCTCGTACATTTCAAGAGCGGTTTTGATGTCTGCGGCTTCTTCTGGCTTGAAAGTCACAGTAATTGACACAGAGTTGTCAGCCCAGAAATGCTGGTATTGTGCTGCAATCTCAAGCTGTTCCCACATTGTGATCTCGCGCTTACCCTTCTGGAAGTGCTCTTCGTGAACAGGGAACTCAACACACATTGTGTTTGGAGAGTAGTGATCTGGCTCAATCTTATAGCCTGCTTCTTTGAGTGCTGGAAGCATATCGCTGTCAGCAGCAAAGCGAATGCGACGAATATAGAACTCGTCCTCGGGGTAGTGGATACCGGGGGTAGAGCCGTTGAGAAGAGACACAGTGCCTGAAGGCTTGATACTGGTCATACGAACAGACTTTGGAATACAAAGCCAATCTGAGTATTCTGCGTCGAGATCCTTGACATAATCATATGCCTTATCGCACCACTGAAGCACAGAACGACGACCAAACTTGTTGAACGCCTGAACAACACCAGACTGAGAAAGACCGATACGACGGTTCTTCAGCATCTTTGCGTTAGTCTCAGCCCAATGGGTGTTGGCCAAGGTTACGGTCTTGCCGTAAAGGTATGCAATCTTGAGGGTCTCAAGGTAATCCTCGTAGGTTTCATGCTTTGCTGGGAAAGTCTCAACAAGACAGCAGAGTTCTGCATCTTCTAGCTGCTGCTCGACACACGGGTTAAAGCCCATAACGTTCTTGTCGTCATCACGGGGAGGATCAGCAAAGCGACCACGGGTTCTTGCGTTATCTAGCCAAATGTAGCCGGGCTCTCCGTTCTTCTGTGACTGTTCTGCGTGCCAAGTGTAGTCCTGACCAACAATAGCGTGGAAAGAGTTGTTTGAACCCCAGCGATGGTGAGCCAATTTTTCAGAGTCGTTCTTCATCTGTAGGTAATCGAAGTCTTCGTGGTTACCGAGTGCCAATGCAGCAGAACGACGAACGTTGCCTGCAACAACACAACGACCGATAAGGTTCTCTGTGTCTACGATGTCAACAGAAGTAATCGGCTGACCAGCGCGTCCGGAGTATAGTTCAGTGAGGCTGTCGTGTAGTTCCTTTAGAGGACCGTGACCACTGGAAGTTCCACCAAAACCACGGATTGGGGCACCGTATGGGCGAATTGCAGAGTAGTCAATCTTAGGAACCTTTGCACCAAAGAAGAAGCCATTAAGAAGAATCTTTACAGACTCAACCCAGCCTTCGCGGGAGTCTGGAACAGTGTAAGTTTCGTTTGTGTACTCTGGTTGCTGAATCTCTAGGGTTCCTGCACCAAGAGTGTCGAAACCAACACCAATACCCAACATAAGAGCATCCATCATCCAAGCAAAGAGGTAGCCACCCTTTGTGTTTAGCTCTCGGGTGGAGCGGAAAGCACAGTTAAAAAGTCCTGCGGCAGTGCGCTTGTTGACAAACTCGGTTCCCATCATCCATAGACCACGACCGGGTGGTGTCCACTTGAGATTGAAGAGGCGATCGTATGCGTTCTTTGCGGTACGCTGTGCCTTCTGGTCATTCCACTCCAAGCCAAGCTTGTAGACATGCTGCTTCTGCATTTCAAACATGCCCTCGATAACGCGACGGCAGGTCTGGAACCACTCTTCAGTCCCAGTTGCGTCCTCATCAAACTCGCTTAGACGGCGAGCGTAGGTTCTCTTGAATGTAACGTAGCCCAGCGGACCCCAAGGAACTTCACGATCCTTGTACTGCTCAATAAATGTATCTGACAACTTAAATCTACGAATGTGTGTTTTCATTTTGCTTTACTCCTTAGCTTTCTAAACTTATCGTACTTGTTCTTTAGTATTTCTTTCTGTTCCTTGGCGTCAGCAACGACGGGGCTACTGGCAATCTGTGGTCCTGCGCCAGAAGGAACAACTGGCTTGGGCAACATTTTGATACAGACGTTTGAAGTGTCCATGAATAGGTCATAAACAATGCCATCGGGTCCATTACGATTCTTTGCAATGAACATCTTGGCCTTGTTGTTCTGCTTGTCTTCGATGGTACGGGACAGAGTGCAGATGAAGTCAGCGACGAAGCACTTGTTGAATGCCTCAGAGATCTGCTCCATGGTCACAACCTCTGCGTTAAGTCCGGAGCGGTTGGTCTGAGAAGCAGTCCAAATAGGGCAGTTGAACTCGTTGGAAAGTCCTCGTAGTTCCTCGTAGATTGACTCCAGTTCCGTCCTTTTTTCTTTTCGGACTACGACAGGGCGTAACAAATCTGCGTAGTCTACGATAATCATACCGGGCTCTATGCCCCTCTTTACTAGACGGGACAGGTGTGCCTTGATAGTGTTTGTAGATGCTGACTTGGTTGGGTATTCCTTGACGATTAGTGTTCCATCAAGATCCTTGATCTCTTCAAAGATCTCGTCCTTGAAGTTTGTGAGATCGGATAGAGGATACTTTGTGATGCAAGAATCGTAGCGACAAGCAACAACCGTGTCCTGCAACTCAAGAGTATAATGGACTACTGTCTTTCCTTCCTTGATTGCCTGAGAACCCAAATGAACCAAAGCCATTGACTTGCCAGCACCAGTAGGAGCAATGACCACCCCCAACTCATTTCTACCGAGTCCACCGCTTGTAATGTTATCAATTTCGTTCCATCCTGTTGTTACTGGTAGTCTGAACTTTGGCTTGTATCGCTCTTCAAAGTCAGCAATAAAGTCGTGGCCAAAGTTGTTCTCTGAACCCAACTTGAGCGCATCGTTGATAACCTTCGAGATCTCGTCAAAAGAACAAGTCTGAAGAAGGTTGACAGACTTCATCATGGCTTCCTTCAACTTCTGCTTGCGGCAGAAGTCAAGAGAAGTCTCCTTGATGTAATCTACATCATCACTAATCTCTGTTGTATGAACTCTCGCAAAGTAGTCACGAACCTGCTGTTGGGTTACTTCTGACTCCTTGTCCAGTTCTGTACGAAGAATGGAGATCATCGCATTTGTGGATGGATGCTTTCCATACTTTGTTCTGTATTCTACAATCTTCGCCACAAACGTGCGAAGGTATTCAAGTTCTAGAAACTCAACATCTAGAACTTCAGTAATCTGATCTGCGAAGGGTCGGTCCTCAAAAATGAGTTGAACCAGCCCCTCTTGGAAGGACTTTCCGTACCTTCCAAAGTCTGCTTTGTGTGCAAGCATAATGCTCCTAGGTCTCGCACTATTAAATATAACGCATCTAGATTAAAAGTCAAGGCGAGTTAGAAGTTTTTTTTGCTCTTGACGATGCCTAACTCTGGTTCTACCAGTTCTTGCAGGACCAGTAGCGTGCTTTCAACTTGGAACCGGGGTTGTCACAGTTGTGGCGGGCACGGAAATTCTTTCTGCGGCCTTTCTGCTTACGCTTGATCTTTAGACCAGCATCTCCGTAGCGGATAATCTTTTCTGTTCCGCCATCGCAAGCCTTGACAACAAACTTCTTCTTACCGTGTCCGGGCTCGCCCTTACGGATGCGTCGAGGGGAGTTGCACTTCATCTTGTCCTTGGCGGACTTCTTTTCTTCCATAAGAGCTTCGTACTCTTCTCTGATAACTTGTTTTAGGTATTGTTCGGTTAGTTGCATTGTGTTTCCCTCGCTATAAGTAGTTCTTTGAACAAACAAGGACTCATTCATTCCCTGCTCTTTCATATGTGCAAGATAAGTTGGGTGCCTTTTGGCTTTGCTATGAACATAAAAATCTTTATCGTTGGCGAGCCTTAGTAGAGCCTCTATCGGTGTACGGGGGTTTTTAGCAACCTGTTCTTTAACGGA